AACACTTCTACAGCGATGGTGCTTTTAACCTCATCCAACTGGTGGCGTACATCATTAAACAGACTGGACCTGCTCATGTGCTGCTTACGTCTTACTCAATTGCTGAAGAGTCTGTGCAAGTGCTGCACAGAAAGGTGGAGGCGGGCGAAATTCTGGGCATTCGATTCATCATCGACAACCGGGTCCGCTCCATGTCACCAAAGCCTTTCGACGTTCTGGCTCGTTGTTTCCCTGGCTGCTTTCGCTGTCGTGCTATTCATGCTAAAGTTGCTCTGGTGTATAATGACGAGTGGAAAATTACGGTGATAGGGTCGCAGAATGCCACGCGGAACCCGAAACTGGAGCGTGGCATCATCCATACGGACGAGGACGTTTTTAACTTTGACAAAAAAATACTGGAGCATGAATTTGACGAAGGAACAACTTGATAGAGTGAAGGAACTGGCTTACAGAACCATCCCTGCAAGGTCGATTGCCTGTGCCATCGAAGTGGACGAGGTGGAATTTATCGACGAGGTGTGTACGCCAGGAACCGCAGAAAGAAAAGCGTTCATGTCGGGTATGCTGCAGCAGATGCTCGAAACGAGGGAGGCCATCATCAAGGCGGCAAGGAATGGAAGTAACCCTGCTCAGGCCGAACTTCTGCGCTTCCTGAACAAGCAACTTTATTCAATGCATAGATAATTATGGGGAGAGGCATCGTACCGCTGTCAGATGTGAAGTCGGACATGATTCTGGCGCATATCCTCGACCCCGAGGGGAATCCCCTGCCTGGGCGGCTGGAGGGGGAGTTCCGACGTGTGGTGGCTGCGGCAAGGCTCATCGACGAGTATCCCGACGAGACACATGTGCTGAGACTCTTGCAGACGAAATATCCCGTGTCGAAGACGCAACTCAGGAAGGACATCGCACACGCGAAGGAACTCTTCAAGAGTGAACACTCGTTCGATTGGGACTTGCATTTCGCCTGGATGATTAAAGACCAACTGGAACTTATACGCGAGGCGAAACTGCAGGGCGACCTGAAGAACTGGAACGCGGCGAAGAAGGTTTTGCACGACATGATAGGGGAGAAACCTGCTGCGATGGAAGACCCGAGGCGCATGGAGAGGACGGCCATCTTCATACAAATCAACAACGGCATGGGGCAGGAGGTGAAAATTCCGCTCGAAAAGTTGCGGGGGCTCGACGCGAAGGACATCCAACTGGTGCAGGAGTCTCTGCTGCCTGTGCTGACATCGGAGGAGGATACGGAACAAATCTTTAATTCTTAATCAAATATGGCATTATTACGAAAGACCAACAAGGCCCTGGTGAAGTTCCTGATGGACAAGAAGGGCATCGAGACCATCACTGTGGCCAAGGACAAGGTGGTGCTGACGGTATCGCCGAAGTTCACCCCGGAAGATGGCCAGCGGCTGGTGCAGGAGATAGGGCACACACGCTTTCAGCCCGCGACACGGAACGGACATAACTACCTGATTCTGGAGCGTTGGTGAGGCATGGAGGAGGGTGTGTATGAGGAGACGATTTCGGTGAACTACGCTCAGGCGATGTTCCAGATGCTGCGCGCGCGGCACAAGTACATCGTGTGGAGCCGTGGCACGGGCAAGTCGTACATCGTGGGGGCGGAGGTGGACGAGAACGTGCGCCTGATGCCGCGTGGTGTGACCACCTTGGCACAGGCCACCTACGGACAGGCTCTCACGAAGACGCTGCCCTCCACCTTCAAGATGCTGGAGACGCTTGGCTACAGGCGGTACAATCCCTCGACCAAGACTGGCGACTATGTGGTGTGCCGAACACCGCCCGACGGGTTCTATCGCCCCTACGAGCATATCCTGTCATACGAGCACTGCATCACCTTCAGCAACGGTCACTGCCTCTATTTGCTGACGCAGGACGGCAATTCGCGAGGCCCGTCAGCCGATTACAACATCACCGACGAGGCCCTGACGCTGGACAAGGAACAGTTTGACAAGGAAGTGGCACCGACCAACCGTGGCAACGAGGCGCAGTTTGGAAGGCTGTCGAAACATCCTCTCTGGAAGCACCATGGCAACACGTTCCTCTCGTCGATGCCCTTCGAGCCTGAGCAGAAGTGGCTGCTGGAGCCAGCCAAGTATTATGAGGAGGAAAGGGGTGTGCCACTTTTTGACACATGGAACAAGGTGGTGCGCCTGCAACTCCAACTCGTGGAGGCGAAGGTGCAGGAAGATATGGGACTCTTCAAGGAAATTTGGAATGAGTGCGTCCGGCTGCGGCGCACGATTCTCCCATTCGTATCGAAGGACGGCACGCTCTTCTCGCTTGCCTCCATCTTCGACAACGTGGCCAACGTGGGCATGCAGTACATCGTCAACCAGTACCGCGTGATGGAGCGGCTGTCGTTCATGATAGAGATTCTCAATTATGTGGTCGATAGGGTCGATAACTGCTACTACAAAATTGACGAGCGGCACAAATACTACAACGCTACCAACGACTCCTTTATCCGCGACTTTGCAGAAGATACGGATTTCTCCTGGCAGCAACTCGCCCATCAGGACTCGCGCTATGACCTCGACTGCAACCCCAACGAGCCGTTGGAAGTGTGCTTCGACTGGGGAAGTTCTGCCTCGTTCATGGAGGTGGCGCAGCCGTCCAGTTACGACTTCGTGGCACGGCAGACTCTCATCGGGCGCACGGTCGATAACACCATCAACGAGTTCTTTGTGCGCCGCGACGACGAGGATGACACGCCCATCAACGCGCTCATCGACAAGTTCTGCCACTATTACCGCTTCCATCCCTGCAAGATTGTACGCTTCTACCGGGATAGGTATGGTGATGCCCGACGTGCCAACTCGAAGAAGACGTACAATCAGATAGCCATCGCACGGCTGGAGCGGCAGGGCTGGAGAGTGGAGCAATACACCCATCGGGGCATCGAGCCGCCACAGCATGACAAGTTCCTGCTCTGGTCGCAGGTGCTGGCCGAGACGGACACTCGCTTTCCCCTCAAAAGGTTCAACGCCACCAAGTGCAAGTACATCCTCATCTCGATGAACAACACGCGGGTGCGCCAACGTGAGGGGAAGTTTGAGAAGGATAAGAGGGCTGAACGCAACGACTCCGTGCTGCCCGAAGAGGCTACCCACTTCGGCGATGTGGTGGACAAACGCATGTGGACGAAGTACGGAGACCTGCTGAAGGACTCCTCCACGTTCGTCCCTGCACGATATTAGGACTTTTTTCCTATAACATAGTTTATTTTAAGGTTAATTCTTTATCTGTGGCGGTGCCAGTCGGGAGACTCGCACCGTTTTTTTTGTGGATAGGACTCGCACCGCATTCCGCACCGCAGGACTCGCAAGCATGGGAGGGGGAGGGGCGGTCATATTTCCTCTTTTGGTGCGAGAAAGGGCGCACACGAGGTTAGGGCGCGTCAGGGTCAACTCCGTGACAATGCAAAAAAGTGATTGCTTCGTGGCAGTCACTTTTTTGGCATTCAGTCTTTTAGTTTTTTATTGGGTTTCTTTAACATTTCATTTTTGGAGACCCCTTTGCGAGTTCCGGGGCGTCGGAACTCGCAAAGCAGGCCCATGGCACGGCCATGGAGAGAGGTTCTGACTGCTGCGGCAGATTTTTTTGCGTGTGTCCTGCTTATTCACACCGCAAAGGTAAGGGCGGACACTCCTTTGCAAGTACCGCAGGGCTATCTTCCGCTTCTCTCATGGCAGCCTTCCACAGATTCTGTGCCACAATCTGGGTATTCCATTCCTGAAGGGGAAGATTCCTTGCACGTTCGCTTCCCCGCCACCTTTGTCATGCTGTGTGAAGTTTAACCAGGCACACGCCTTAAAAAAACAGCCTTATGCTCAAATTTGCTTTACATAGTTATCTGCCGAAACGGTATATGAAACGTGCCACCTTTGAGCAGTCAGAGGTTTCCAGACACATCCTCGACTTCAAGGATGGTCGTGTGTATGCTGCCAGATGGGCAGCACATGAGGTTGTCAGCGCCCTCGCTTGCATCGACCTGACGAACACTGTCATCGCTTGTGTTCCTGCCAGTTGCAGCCGCACAAATACACGTCGATACAAGCGGTTCTCTGACATCATCTGCTCGATGAGCGGCGCACTGAATGGATTCGAGCACATTCAGGTTGTTGGCAAACGCACGAAACTGCATCTGCATCGTGATGCGGTCATCGATGATAACGTGTTGCTCGATGAAGATTTCTTCAGCGGCAAACGTGTGATTGTCATCGATGACATCTGCACCACTTGCAGAACTGCCAATGCTTTCATTGCCAAATTGCAGGGTGCTGGTGCCGACATCCGAATGGCTCTCTTCCTTGCCAAGACACATCGCTTCAGACGATGCTGAAAGCCTTTCAATCGGCAAAAAGAGGTTTGAAATGTTAAATTTTTTATAGATACTACAAAAAAGTGTAGTTTTGTTTGGTTACTACAAAAGAATGTAGTATCTTTGCAGTGTTCAAATGATAAAGCAATACAATATGGAAAAGAAACAAAAAATGATGACCATGAAGGTCACGAAGGAAGAAGAGGAACTCCTTGCGGCGATTCGGAACTACGTCAAAAGTTTTCCCAATGGAGACCCCGAACTAAGGTGGTACGCTGAAAAACTCTTCGACATCATGATGGATGCTTACAGATTTTGAAACGGCGGTCTCCCTCGAAAGGGGGAGACCACACTAAAAACAATAAAGATATGGATGTAACAATGAAACAAAATGTCATTTCTGACATGAAACAGCAACTGAACGACATTCTTTTTGTCGTTTCATGGAGAGAGATTGCCAACAATTACTTTGAGAAGTCGGTGTCGTGGTTCTATCACAAGATGGATGGCATTGATGGTAATGGAGGCAAGGGTGGATTCAATCAAGAAGAAGCCTCTCAGTTGCGTGGTGCGCTCTACGACCTTTCTGACCGCATCAGACGTGCGGCTGATGGCATACAAGCCCCGGCGAGTATTGCTGCCGCTCTTTGAACACAAGTCGCCGCTTGGGCTGGCGGCGCATCCATTGAGCCCCCGGTGTCGTTTGCGGCATCGGGGTTTTTAGAAACAATCTAAAATTTTATAGTATATGGAAACAGTTGATTTTTTGATTCTTTTGTTGTATTTCGCAGGTGCGGTTCTTTCAGTCACCATGACTGTAAAGTATTTTCAGTTGTGTGCAGATGTGAAGGCTTTGCGGAATGCGCAAAGTCCTCTCGCTGATTTTGACGAGCGTTTTGCCCTCCTTCTCTCCTTGGGAGAAAATGATGAAGCAAAAAAATTGTTGTTAAACCATATTCAGAAGCACTCTGTATTTGGAGAGGCTTTCGGTTCTTCAGGGAAAAGTTACACGGCTTCTTCTCGTGAGGAGATAAGAAAGACTTATAGCGAGTATCTGGAGGCACTTGACATGGATTTCGATTTTGAGAAAGTGGATGCTTTCATCAAGGCTGGACAAAAGAAATCGTAATAAAATTCCGACTCCATCGCATTTTTTTCTCAAAACATTTGGCGGTGCAAAGATAAACCCTTATCTTTGTACCGCTAAATTAAATCAAGGTGGTGTAAAACCTCCACGTCAAGAGAGCCACGGTGAAGTGCTCCACGAATAACGCAGGGGCTTTTTTTATGCCCTGCCCCCAGAGGATGGAATCCTCGGCCTATACACATTATTATATATATAGGCAATGACGAAACAAAGACATACCGGCTTGTCACCATCGACGCATCGATACGACGGCTGCCTTTCCCACCAAACCATGGCTCTGTAGTGGAGCACTGCTTTGATTTAGTTTAGCGACACGGGAACGGGCAGCCGTTTTTCTTGCCCCAATGCTAAACTAAATCAAAGCGGATTATGAAAACAATCCAGACAACCCTGCCGACCGGTCGCCTCACGAATGAGGTGACCCCGGTGCAGACCATCGGGCGGTGGTTCTGCAGTACCAATTCTTTGTGCTCCTCGTTCATGGAGGAGCAAGTGACGAACCTTCAGGTGGTGTGCGCACTCGCCACCTTCCTCTTCCTTGCGCTGGCGGTGTTCACCGTCCAGAGGAATGTCCTCGTCACGGTTCTGTTCCTTGCCCTCGCCGCTTTCTGTCGCCGTGGCTTAGATGAGAAAGGAGGTGAGTCATGAATGTGTGTCATGGTTTTTTTATACGGAGCAGTTGCCCGAAATACTTGGAACCCGTTTGCGCCAAGATGGAAGAAGCGAACGAATGTGCTTTCCTCTCCATCTGTGATAATTTTGAACTGTTCACGGAAACGCTGGAAAAGTTGTTGGCAAACGTCCGCATTGCTGGTAGTACGGCACATCTTGATATATGTATGAGTGCGAAGGGGGACAGTGGCCAACTATCTCTCTATGCCAAACGTGATGCGCAAGATGCGGTGGCGCGGCTCTATTTTTTCCGCATCAGACATTTCTGGAATTTTGATGAAGATACAGATTCTTTCGCCGATGTGGAGGAAGTATCTTTGCCGGATGTCGGACTGGCGTGAGGAATTTCGCTGCAGATTTTATTCACATATAAATTAAAAGAATTATGGCAAATGTTTCTATGCATACGAGCCTCTTCTGCACTATTGAGGAACTACAGGCGGATAATGCCCGTGGTGCCAGGGAAGAGGTGGCTTTCCTCGATGATATGATTTCGCTGAAACTGGTGGAACTAAGTGTCGGCGACGAGAATTTTGAACGAGAGTATAAACGTGTCCAGCGGCTGAGCGGCATCAGGCAGTATCTGCAGTCGTTCATCCCCAAAGAAGAATGATATTTATATGAAAGAAAAGGAAAATATGAGTGCCGACATGAAGGTCTTTATCGACATCGTGTCGCAAACTTACAGCCCCACCAGTGAGGGTCTTGAAAACCCTGCGGAGGCTGTGGAGTATAAGACGAGCCGAGAACTGCAGTACATGCTGCGCGAGAGTTGCGAGCCTACAGTCGCAGATGTCTCGCAGTGCATGATGAAGATGGGGTTCCAAGGTGTGCCTAAAGATGGCACATTCTACTGGATGCTGTACGAACGGTGTCCATAGGCCGCTCCTACCACGATTGTAACATTTTTTTTGACACTTGTGGCCGCCGGCTGTCGTGAAGACAGTGGGCGGCTTTTTGTGTCCCAAAGGTTTGTGGAAGGGGTTTTGTATCTTTGCCATAGAAATCAAAGGTTGGTGAAGTTATGGGCACCATTCGACATAAATATCTGTGCAAGATGAAAGAGAAGAATTGCCGCTTTTGTGTGGTGACGTTCGTGGTCTGCTTCCTCATTTCGGTGGGGCTGATAGTGGGTGGCTTCTTTGTGCCTCCCATGGGCGTGATTGACGGTAGTGTGCTGACGGCTGTGGGGGAACTGGTGGCGTTTCCCGCCTTGGCTTTCGGCATGAGGGCTGTGGAACTGGGGTATGACCTGAAAATCCAGAAGGGAGAGATGAGCGTGGAGATGAGCAACGGGAAGAATGAGGAAGGAGAGGCTTAAGTGAATGATTAAACAATAAAATGATGAATATGACACAGAAAGAGTATGATCAGTTCTTTTTGAAGGTGTGCATGGGTGTGGTCATCGCCCTGTTTGTGTGGGTGGGTGGCTATCAGTATGGCCTCTCCATGTTCGACACGGAGGTGAAGGTGGACACGCTGCATGTGAGGGACACGCTGTGGCGGTCGAAGCCGACGCTGGTGGAGTCGGAGACCGTGAAGGTGGTGGCTCCAGTCGATACGGATGCCATCATTCAGGCGTATTTCTCACGGAATGTTTTTCGTGATACGCTTATCCTGAAGGAGTATGGAACCATCACGCTGACTGATACGGTGTTTGAGAACCGCATCTGGGGCAGGCAGTTCGCCTACGACCTGAGCATCCCAACCTACACTGCTGTCAAGCGGTCGAATTTTAATGTCGGTGTGGGCATTTTCGGGCAACGTGACTCTTACGGGCTGATAGGCAGCGTGAAGGTGAAGCACTGGATGGTTTCGGGCGGTTACGATTTCAGAAACAAGGTCCCCCATGTGGGGGTTCAATACATATTCGGGAAATGACATTCTTGGGATTGGTCGAGGGTGGCGTGTTCTGTCAGGACATGGGTGACATGAAGGTGCGCTTCTGTGAGGCTGAGACGGTGGTGCGCTTCACCATCACCGATGCCGACGAGGTGGAAGTGTCCTCGTTCGATGAGGTATATTACCCCAATGCTGCCAATGAACTGGTGATTGCAGGGCTGGCTGACTTGATGGCTTCCTATCTGGAGGGGAAGAAGTTGAGCGACCTCTTCAATCCGAGCCAGGGCTGTACGGAAATCAACTCGTTCGCCACGCTGCGGATGGAGTTCTGGCAGAACGGACGGAAGGTGGACGAGTGCAGCCAGGTGTTCTATCAGGCGAATAACCGCACGAGGGTGTTCCCCTCGTCGTACAATTACTTCCTGAGCCGTTTCCGTGAGCGGACGGTGTATGAGGACCAGGTGCTTTTCCTCTCCTACATCTACCGTGGGCAGCAGTTGCAAGCGGGCGTGGCCTACTATCTGGCGGACGGAAGGAGTGCCTACCGCACCCTGAGCCTGAGCAATGCATTCATGCCAACGGGAAAAACGTGCTGCCACCAGTATATCCCTGCAGACATCGCCCATCAGTGTGGGGTGGGTGCGGAGTCGCTTATCTATGTGGAGTTCAAGTTGCTGCTTGACGGGCAGATGATTGACTACATGAAATGCACGTTTGACCATGGGCATCAGCGGCAGAAGACGACGTTCCTGTTCAAGAACCTGTTCGGTGTGCCTGAGATGGTGGTGATGACGGGCAAAGACAAGCGGACGAGCGAACTGGACGCTTCCTTCTCGTGGATCAACCGCCGGTACCGAAAGACGAGCACCGACCTGACCACGCTGCACACCATCTGCACGGGGTACATCGACTTGAATACGCACGAGTCGGTGAAGGATGCCATCCGGAGTGAGGAGGTGCACCTGGTGGACGGGGTGCAGTTGGTGGACATGGTGACAGTGACGGATATCGACCTCGATGTGGAGCAGCCGAGGACGAACCCGATGGCGGCGTACATCACCTATCGGGTGAGTGAGAAGATGCAGGAGAAATTCAGACGTCTGGCTGTGAAGGACAGCGAGATTTTCGATGACACTTTTGACGAATCATTCGAATAATATATGGACAAGAAAACTATCACACGGAGCGAGATGCTTGCCGACATGGACATCAGAACGCTGCCTGACGGACGCAGACGGGTGGTGTCGGTGAAGTATGTGGAGCAGGGTGGCAAACTCAGGTTCTTCCCCCAGTGCACCATCGGTGGCGCGGGAAGGATGGACAACAAGAAATGGCGTGTGCGTGGTGTCACCCCCTGCGACTGCAAAGGGCAGCCGGAGGACCACGTGCACCCGGTGAGAATCTTTAACGTGGTTGAATACAATGGCCGCAAGGTCTTCAACAAGACAACGAGCGATGGAGATACTGTTCAATAACGACGGCACACCGCTGATGCTGAACTCGACGGTGTTCTTCGGAGACACGCTGAACGACGGCAGCATCGCCGACGGCATCAAGCGCAGGGACATCCTTGCCCCGTTCGATGTGAGTTACATGAACCGCGAGACGTGCGGTGACTATCAGGTGCTGCGCTGGGGACGCAACAACATGTTTCCGCTGAAGGCCGACGAAATCATCGCCTCGACCTCGGTGCTGAACACGGGTTTGAAGTTCCTGCGCCAGTTGACGGTAGGGCAGGGCGTGTATGCCTGTCATGTGGAAGGCTACGACGAGAAGGGCAATGAGATACTTTCGCCTGTGAAGGAGAAGTCGGTGGCGCAGTTGCTGAACTCGCGCATGGTGCGCCGCTATCTGGAGAAGGCATCAAGAGACTACTTCAAGGTGGGCTGCTCTGCCGTGGAGATGATGCCGAACACGAAGGGTGACAAGATTGTGGGGATGAACGTGGTGAATCCCCTCTACTTCCGCTTCACTGCTCCCAACGACTACGGTGCGTGTCAGTGCATCGTCTCACCCCAGTGGAGTGAGGCGCATCGCCATCCGAGCGAGATGCGTGTGCTGGATGTGCTGATGGACTTTTCGCCCGAACTGCATGCTGAATGGCTTCGTGTGTCGGGTAAGTACAAGAAGCCTTTCGTCTATACGGTGAGGGATTCGTGGTCGAATAACGACATTTACAGTGAGCCTGTGTGGCTCCCTGCCTACAGGTTGGGCTGGGTGGATGTGGCGCACATGGTGCCTACGTTCCTGAAGAAGGCGTACAAGAACCAGATTACATGGAAGTGGCATGTGCAGATTCCTTACTCCTATTGGGACAAGAAATATCCGCAGTCGTCGTATGCCGATGTGGCGGCGAGGAAAATGGACATCCAGCGTGACATGGATCGCATCGAGCAGAACCTTTGCGGCATCGAGAATGCCGAGAAGCCCCTCTTCACGAACTATGCTATCAACGAGGCGAACGGCAAAGTGGAAGAGGAGTGGAAAATCACGGCCTTGGATAACAAATACCATGGGGGCGACAACCTCGTGACCTCGGCTGCGGCCAACTCGGAAATTCTGTTTGCCCTGATGGTGAACCCGAACGTGCTGGGTGCAGGTATGCCGGGTGGTACATACGCTGGCAACCAAGGCGGCTCGAACATCCGCGAGGCCTTCCTTGTGAACATCGCCAACGCATGGATAGACCGTCAGAACCTGCTCGATCCAGTCTATATGCTGCTGCGATCGAACGGGATGGACGATGTGGATTTGCGTTTTCGTAACACGGTGCTGACCACCTTGGACACGGGTGCCGGCACTCAAAAAACATTGAGTTGATATGGTTTTCTCGAAAGAAAAATGGGCGACGGAAGGCATCGGGCTGTTCGTGCACTCGTCGAATGCCCTCAGTTGGGAGACGATGGAAGGGCCGCTGCTTCAGGCATGGACTTATTTCGTCATGCCCCTGCTGGGGGAAACCTTGTGTGAGCAACTGACCGCCATCTTCGATAAGGAGGTTGCCGACCGCAAAAAGGCAGAAGCCGATGCTCTGCATCATGTGCAGAATGCGGTGGCAAACCTCGCCCTGTGGTATGACTTCACGGAACTGAACACGCGGCTGACAGACCAAGGCCACCAGCGCCAGGAGTCGGAGAACTTCAAGTCGCTGTACAAGTATCAGGAAGATGCGTTGCGCAACTCGTATAAAAACAAGGGCTTCAATGCCTTGGATGCGCTGCTGGACTGTCTGTGTGCCCATGCTGACGTGTTCACGGAGTGGGCGACGTGTCCTGCCAACGTGGAGCGGAAGGGGCGCATCGTGCGCACTCCGAAGGAGGTCGATGATGTGGTTTTCATCAACCGCTCCCGCATCATCTTCCTTCGTTTGCAGCCCATTCTAAAGAAACTGGAGCAGACACAGGTTCCTGTGATTCTGGGGCAGAAGTTGCACCAGGCTTTTATGGGGAACATGGACAAGGGGGAGGCTTCCATCGGGACGACCACCGTGGAGGAACTGCGTGTGCGCGTGGGCCGTGTGCTGGTGAACAAGGCGGTGGCGGAACTGATTCGCCAGACGGGTTCACTGACTGACCGTGGACTGTACTTCGACACGACGGTGGCCGGAAGGGATGGCAACGAGGTGAGCGGCCCCGTGAACATGAACGAGGCGGTGAAGCATGCCGCCATCTTCGAGCGTGATGCCCGCGAGCAGTTGCAGGCCCTGCAGAACTTTGTCTCGTATTACGTTTCCGACTTGTTCGCTGGCCGTCCCGAGGATGTGTTCAAGCGTGACAACGAGGATAAAAGGACGGTGTGGCTATGAGAGAGGTGAGTTTTGAGGTCGGCAAGCGTCGGTACACTTGCAATGTGCCGGAGTCGTGGATGGAAATGTCGGAGCGCCAGTTTCTTGCCTTTGTGGGCAAGGGACGTGAGGCCATCAGCGATGTGGATTTTTGGTCGCAGTTCTTCAGCATCCCAGAGACGGTGCTGCGACAACTGGATCTGTATTACCTGTATGTGTTGAGCAGCCTGCTGTCCTTCACAAGGAAGGTGACGGGCATTTCTTCGTTCTTCCTGCATTCGCTGGAGTTGAAGAACGCTCGCGGCGAACTCATCAAGGTCTTCGCCCCGAATGCGAAACTGGAAGGCATGTCATTCCAGCAGTTCATGACTGTGGATACCTTCTATGGTTGGCATGTACAGACGGGAAAACATGAATATCTGCTGTCGATGTGCTGCTGCCTGTATCTGCGTGAGGGGGAAGACTTTTTCAAAATGGAGATGGACGAGCGTCTGGAATGCTGGAGGAAGTGCGACGAGGTTACGCTTCAGGCTCTATTGGTGCAGTGGTCGTTCATCAAGACGTGGCTCTCGCGCTCTTATGCCTATCTCTTCCCTGGAGGGGAGGATGCCGCCGTGCGTGCTAAGACCAAGGGGAAGGGGCAGGTGTCGAACACGTGGATAGAGATTTTTGACACACTCGTGGCCGATGACCTGACACGCATCGAGTCGTACAAACGGCTGGAGTGTATGGATGTGCTACGCATCGTGAATGGAAAAATCAAACAACAGAAGCAAAGGTTATGACTTTCAGTGAATACATCGAACAACTGGCCCGTGAGCATAAGGCCATCGGGCATAAGGAGGGTGAATGCCACTTCAGTGACCTGTCTGAAGATGCCCAGAACGCCTTCTCACACCTCAGGATGCACTACCCCTGCGTGGTGGTGGATGAGGGCGGAAGTGCCTTCGGTGGCAGTGACTCGCAACCTTATCTGACGGATTACTACATGGTGTTGTTGGTGGACCATGTGCGAGACACGGGCGATGCCAACGAGGTGCGCAGCGTGTTCCAAAATATGAAGGGGGTGGCCAAGGACTTCCTGAAGCGGATGGTGCGTGACAGGAGGACGGTGCGCCTGATGAACCGCTTCTCGCTGATGGATGTGGAGATGGAGCGCGTGTATCTGAAAGATGCCGCCCTATATGGCTATGCGGTTTACCTGAGAGACGTGTCGATATTTACAGAACTGGATTGTGACAACGCTTTTGAAATAGAAGACTGATGGCTGCTCTGACTACTGCTGAAAGACAGGCTCTTCGTCTGCGGGCTAAGGTGATACGGGACGAAATCATGCTGAAGGCTAATACTGCTAATCGTGTCGGTTCGTTGTTCTATGACATAGTGGAATACCTCGGCTCGATGGATTTGGACGAACTGCAGCAGCACTTCCTTTCCAAGACGGATGACGATACGGCACAAGGGGTCATCACCTTCCTGAAGGAACTGAAGGCGAAGGGAGGTATCTCCATCGGCGAGTTTGTTGAGGGCTTGATGAATGGAAGAGGGGCTGCTTTCGATGCACAAGGAAACGGACAGGTGCAGAGCCTGGAGGTGAGAGGACCTCTGAAGGTGCTGGAACTTATTGTCAATCGTATTTCTGCGCAGGAAGGTGATTTCGTGTTTACGGAGTCGGGTGTAATAGAAAAAGTCGAGTGGGTGGCCGAACGGACTTATCTGCTGACATTACGTAAAAGATGGGATTATGACTTTCATGCCTTCAGGGAGGGTGATGTGGTGTATGGCTCCATGAACACGCTGCTGGCCGACGGCTCTTCTTTCGAGTCGTGGTTCAGGGTACTGGAGACTGATACGGCTGCTAACACCATGACGGTGGTGGTCTATCCTGATGACGAGGTTCCTGCCAGCAAGAATTTCAATCCCGTCACTTCCATGGTGGTGAAGCGGCGAGGTAATGCCATGGACGAAAATCGGCAGTCTTGTTGGTATATCTCTTCTTATGAAGGGGTCGTGATGTATCTGGAAGGAGTGACGAAACCCATTCTCGATGAGTCGAATTATTATCTGTCACTCGGAAAACCGAAACATCTCTCACTTTTCAACGGATTGCCTGTCAACTACAACCACCCTTACATCTTTGCCCGAGGGGCCATCATTCAGGATTTGCTCCGCATCGATTTCAGCGGGAATCCTATCTATGAAGTGGTGGACCTCGGCACTTGGAATGATACTGCTGAATATGTGAAGGGGTACTCGGAAGAGTATCGGCGGTACATACAGCATCAGGTGTGGTATGAATCGGTGTGCTGGAGATGCATCGTCGCCAAGGCTGAGGTGGGTGTGCCGCCACGGTGGAACTCGACGGACTGGATTGCCGTGGCTGGTAATTTCCATGTTGACCTCGGCCTGGCAGACGGGCAACGGTGGTTTAGGGGAAGTGATGTCTATACCACCTTGGTGGCGGCAGTCTATCATGGGGATATGGACATCAGCGGTGACATCACGGATGCCCAGGTGCAGTGGACTCGCATCTCTGGAAAGCCGGAAGAGGATGCGGCATGGGCCATCTTGCATCAGAATGACGGACTGCAGATAGCCATTACGCCGAACGACCTACCCTCTGACTGGCTGACTTGCAGGATGGTACAGTTTAAGGTGACCGTGTCTGTTCGCCCTGGTTCGGAAACTTCTGCGATTTTTGGACTTAATACATAATAGATATGCTTGTAAGAAATACTGCCTCTGTCGTTTACGACCCTCTGCTGGTCGTGTTTGACGTGATTATGAAAGGTGGAAATGGCCAGCAGATGAAGGAAATTTCCACACAGCGTTTTGATCCTGATTTTTCAGTCACTCCTCTGGTTCTTGAACCCTCTCTGCAAGTGACAGACCCCAGTGGAACACTGCTGGATGGAGATTGGACGGGCTCGTTGTTCAACATCCGCTGGTTTCTGGACGTGGAAGATACAGCGCACCGAATCTTGACGGATGCAGATAACACTGTAACTGATGATGGTGTGCTGACATGGGGAACAAATACGAATCCAGGCAGCAGCCACACGCTGATTTGCTTGGCACAGTTAATCGACCCGCGCCGGAACGAGGTGCTGACGTTCAGAAAGACTGTGTCAGTGGGTTGCAATGCCGTGACTACATCCTTGCTGTCACTTTTCATCGATGCTCCGTTGCGATGCCCTATCTATCCTCTGAAGGAAACCTATCTGCGACCTATTGAGGCAACGATGTATAATGGTGCTGATGTGGTGCAGAATGCTACTTATAGGTGGATTGTGACCGATGAGCATCACCCTGTTACAGAAGGTGACCCACGTTTCCCTGAAATCGACGGAAACAGAATTGTTGTGGATACACGTTATGTGGATAAACTGATGTTGCAGTGTGAGGCTGTTCACCCCGTCACTGGTGAGAGGGTGACAGCCCGGACGAAACTGCACCGATGGTATGGACAGTATCGTGAAAGGCTGGATTTGCCCAAAGGCCAGGCCATACGGCCCGAAACGAGGGAAGTGGAGGCGAATGTGGTGGTGAGTACCAATCGGCTGGGTGACATTGAACACCCGGAACGTTTCTTCGACATTGTGGTTGTTTGGAGAAGAGATTTGTCTGGTGAAAAATGGAATGTGCTTGGTTATGGCCCGCACCATATCGTTCCTGTCCGGAATGTACAACCTAGATATGGTGTGAGGACGGTGTTTGCAGCACAGGTGAGGGAACTGTCTGAATTACGCTGTCTGCGCATCGGGAGAAACAGAGTGATGATCAATGGAAAACTGGCCTACATTCGTGTCCCAATTATTTCGTCAGATATTAACTAATTTTGTGCCATGTATAAGTATTATAAATGTCCTCCAGTTGTTGCTGACAGGCAGGGACTGGCCAAATACAGAAAAAAGACTGCCGACGGTTCCTATATCCTCAATGGCGCAGACCTCCTCACTTACCCAGTGGAGGTGGCTCTGCTTGATGGAGCGGAGGAAATATCGTTGGAAGAAGCGAAAAAATTGTTGAACAAACCAATAAATGAGTTATGAATTATAGTGCTATAGACACGCTTTATGCGTATGAAGATGGTGATGTCGTCATCCCCGGCATGGGGGTGAGCATCGCAAGTGGGCATGCCCTTGCACAGTTTCTGAATCCAACCACTGGATTGGTGAGTGAGGACTCTGATTTCAGAACACCAGCCAACCAACCGACCATCTACCCTTTGCCCTACAGTTCGAAGCAGGGGGAATATGTTATCCCATCCACAGTAGGGCAGCAGTGGTATTACAACAACCTACAGGTGGATGCCGCTGGCATCCTGGATGCCAATGGTGCGGTGAAGGGTGCCTACAGTTCCTTGTTTCAGGTCACGTCGTATGTGCTGAATGGAAAAACTTATCCTGCACTGAAGATCATCGGCAATCTCTGCAGTAAGGATGACCAGACGAACAAGACTCTCTATTATGTCTCGACGGTTGGCGGCATGCAGGTTGTTTGCAAGATTGACATTCCTGTCAATGTGAGTACGGGTACACCTTATAATGTGGCCATCTCTTGTGTGAATCCTGATGGAAATGCAGACACGGTGCTTGACGTGGAGGGGGAAGAGTATCTGGACCTGACATGCCAACTCAATACGGGCAATACAGAAGTGAGTGCGGACAACTACAAATGGCAGAAATTGGTGGACGGTGTCTGGACTGATCTCGTCACAACTTCAGGCATGTATACCGTCAGTTCGAACGGAAAGAAACTGAGAGTGTATCGTAACGGCGTGGAAGGTAGGGAGGATTTTAGGGCAGTTTGTACGGTGGATGGAAAAAATTACATGGAAACCATCTTGGTGTCTGACACGCGCGACCCCTTCTTTGTCGATTTCGGCAGGAACATTCCCAGCAACTATGTGAAAAGGACAGAGACTGTCACCTATACCCCCGTTGTGTATGACCGAAAAACGCAGCAGGCTCAGTCGGGATGGTCCTTCGCTTATTCATTTTATGACGATGATGGAGTGTTTGATAACAAGGCCGGTTCAACGGCTAGTATCGATGGAGAGACCATCAAAACGCATGGAGTTGTGCATGTGAGTATAACCGCTTCGCATAGTTGATGATATGATTACTTGTTCCGCAAGAGATTCACTGTATCCGGCTCCAGAAAATGGGGCAAAAGGGGATACCCCGCCAATCCCGGTACCGGCTGGTGAGTATGATTCCACCGTCACCTACACTAACAATGGTGTGCTTACTCCTTATGTCCTCGACGGGAAAAATTACTATGTGCTCGTCAAGGTCGGCTCCGTCTGTGGAGTGGATCCGTCAGACGATGTGGCCAACAATGGAGACAACTGGATGCTGATGGAGAACTACCAAGCCGTCTTTGTGAGGATTCTGATGACTCATCTTGGACTGATTGGCAAAGCCGTGTTTTGGGACAACTACATGTTTTCCCAATACGGTCAGCGGGGTGGCAGCACCATCGAGACAGAAGGCAACTACAGTGCGCCCACCGAGGCCGGTGGCGACTTCACTCCCAACATCCTCATTGACTTCCTCACTGGCTTCTTCCGCTGTGTCAATGCCGATATCAGGGGTACGGTGAATGCTGAAGCCGGGAAAATCGGAGGGTTTGAAATCAACGGAAACAATCTGGAGAGTGAAGGCGACGGCATCATATATGTAGATTCACAGAGCGATGCTGGTAAAAACATCTTTGCCTCCATTGGGGTGAACGTGGCCGACGTGAACACTCTTGGTGCGGGGGTCTTTCGGAACGAAAGTACGGATGGTGGTGCCGATGCGGATGTCAACCGGTCGTTATATCTGAAAACGCAAGGCCGGAAGAAGAACGAGGCCATCCGCATGGACGGCGGAAGTGTGTGCGGCATGGCGATGAGGAACACGTATGTCACGGCATCGGCTCATACGCTGAACAGATTCGACTACAATGTCCTTGCGCTCAACACTGTGGCATGCACCGTCACCTTGCCTCAGATGATGGGGCATGATGACGGTCATGTCATCCGCATCAAAAGGCTGGGCAGCGGCTCTGTGAAGGTCGTTGCCCAGAAATGCTACACCTACAATGGAACGACCCTGAGGGCTGCTTCTATGCCCTTCATGATTGAAGACCGGGATTCTCACATCAAGGGGAGTGAGGGCATCGACCTCCAATCGGCCTGTGACGGCATGGAACTAGTGTGGGTGCGAGATATAAGCACCGTGATAGATGGCACCACCTACTATGGTGCATGGGTCCAGTACAAAATACCGAGAGACTGGTGATAATCATGTTTAATTTTTGAATATATGACAGATTTTGATTTGGCAACATTGGAATCTCTGCAAGTAGTGGATAGCAGGGATAAAATTTTAGGTTATTCGGTATCGGGTAACAAGTTCGGATTCATACCCGTTGATGTGGTTACACAGGGTGGCTATGCTTGCCGCCGTTGGGACATGAGGCAAAGCACCCCGGTCGGTGAAGCGGTCGGCAACATCGACTATCTCCGTAATTTGCCCTCCCTTCTCGGCCTGGGCTGCTATCTGGTTGACAAGAACCATGGGCGTCGCAAGTTAGACCCCACCAACCACCACAAGTTCGCCACAGGTGAGGCCGCCGCCCTCGACGGCTCCATGGGTGACTACATGTGGGGTTGGGGCACCAAGTGGTTTTACGCCTGGTGGATAGAAGGGTATTACTATTATGAGGCCGCTTCCCTGAAGCCCATTCCCGGCAAGTGGAACTACGTCATACCTGTCGGCAGCACCAGCGCCTTGGGTGTATCTGTGGTTGACCGTGAGAACCAGGAACTGGTTTCGGTCATCTCTGACTCCGCCCAGTACCGTGGCGGCAATGACGACGCGAGCAAGGACGAAGCCTACAACACGTTGCTGGGCCGTGCCGCCACTGCTCTTGACGCAGCCACTTTCGGCAGTTATGCCCGCAAGAAGGGCGAGGGATGGGAGGCTTACTGGTACACCTTCCCCGCCGTCATCGGCATCCTGCTTCGCCTGATTATGGGCACCCGCAACGCACAGGCAGCCTACAATGCCAACAAGGACAGCAACGGCTTGTATCAGGGCGGCTTCGGAGCCGGAGTCACGAACTGGGGCAACAACTGGAAGACCGTCATGGGCAGCCAGCAGCCCTTCCTGCCGACCAGCGTGGGCGTAGAACTTGCAGATGGTGTCGGTCTGTCCTCCTACAGCGTCCTCAACGAGTCAGGTGCTGTTGCCAAGACCTTCAACATCCCCGTGTTCTTCGGCCTGAAGAACTTCTTCGGCTATCTGGGCCGCTGGGAGCGCGGCTGTCTCATCAACAAGGTTCCCGGCGGTGCCGGTGATGTGTATGTCGTTCCACGCTTAGATGGGACCAACTACAACATGAACAGCCTCTCAGGTCTCATCAAGGTGGCTCAGGTTCCAGCAGCAGCCGTAGCCAGTGAATGGGAGTACATCCAGCAACTATCCATGCAGAATCTGTGCCACAAGCCAACAGTTGCAGGGTCTCCTGCCACGGAAAGCACCTACTATGCCGATGGCTTCTATAATGACAATGCCGCTTCGGGTTTGCGTGTGCCGTCTGTTGGAGGCTATGCCAACAATGGTGGGCATTGCGGTCCTGAGTTCGTCTCTGTGAACTCTGCGGTCTCAGCGTCCAATGTGTACTATGGCTCGCCCCTCTGCGAAACAGAAGAGGTCTGGGACACCACGCCCATCCTGGTGGCCGCATGATGCCGGAGTGGGCAAGGGGTGCAGAGGCGGACAAAAGCAACCCAAAGAACCCAAGGCACGTAGTGCCGCATCAGAAAACCCCGTAAGGGGTCGAAAATTTTTTTTCAAATCGTTCTTTGACATTCAGAAAAAACTCCTATCTTTGCAGCGGATTTCTCGAAAATCCCGGTTGCCGTTCCCCCCTCGAGCCGCTTCGGGTTTGCGTGTGCCGTCTGTTGGAGGCAATGCCAACAATGGTGGGCATTACGGTCCTGAGTACGTCAATGTGAACAATGCGGTCTCAGCGTCCAATGTGAACTATGGCTCGCCCCTCAACTTTTCCTGTGCGGTTCAAGTCTGTCTAGCCGCACATCAAACGGAGCGGAACCGCACCCCATGGTGGAAGACAAACGACAGGAAGTGCTGGTAAACGTGCCGGCGGCACGGCTGAAGGCAGGAACTCTAAAAAAAGCAGACTATCCGCAAGACACCGCAAGACACCGATGAACCGTAAAGGCCATTTCACCGAGGAGATTGTCACAATGGACAATTTCATTCAAGGCTTTGGCGGATTCGCCGACCATAAGCACAGTCGCGAATCCGTCAAACGCTTTGAGGCTGACCTTCACCAAAATTTGGCACGGCTGATGGCCGCCTACGACAGCCAGACTTGGGTGACTCCTCCTTATGAACCTAAGGAAGTCTTCAAACCCAAGCGTCGAATTGTTGACAAGACGACGGTCTCCACACACGTCATCCAGTGGTCGGCCTTGCTGCCTGTAGAGGGTTGGCTGATGGATTCCTTCTATCACCGCAGTCCTGCTTGCGTTCCTGGTAAAGGGACGCACTATTATCTTCGTCGGGAAATGAAGGAGATGTGGGAGTGCAGCCAGGATGAAGTCTATTATTATGTACAGATCGACATCCATCATTACTTCCTCTTCATCCACCATGACCTGATGAAGTCTCGCATCCGGGAGAAAATCAAAGACCCCAAGTTGCTGTATTTCTTGGATGAGTTTATCGACAGTTACAATCCTGGGCTTGTGCTGGGCGTGAAACTGTCCCAGTTGCTGTCAGGTCTATACCTTGCTCCTTTCGACCGTCTGGCCCTCCGCTGTTTCGGCATAGGAACAGATCCTGAGCGCTTCCGCTACTGGCAGAGCCGCTATGTCACGGATTGTCTCTTGACCTGCCGCACTGCTGCTCAGGCTGCAGAGGTGTCCAAGGGTGTTGCCTACCTGAATGCGAAATTCGCCCGTTATGTGTCAGAAGGGCTGCGTCATTACAGCCGCTTTGCCGACAACATCACCATCAAGCATGCGGACAAGACCTTTCTCCACCTCATGACAGAACTGAGCATCGTTACTCTTGCCAGAGACTTTTATGTCTATGTCAATAAGGATTGGAATGTCCGTCCCACATGGATGGGAAATGACATCTGCGGCTATGTCATCTACCATGACCATGTCCGTGAGCGCAAGCGCAACAAGCAATCCTTGTGCCGCCAAGTGGCAAAACTCCGCAAAAAGGGGTACTCTGAGCGTGACATCCGCCTCAAGTGCGCCAGTCGTGTGGGCTTTGCCATCCATGCTGACACCAAACATTTACTGCAAACGCTACATATGGAACGATTAGGAAAGAAAATCAAGAAGAACCGCCACCGCATCCCGTTCGATGGCATGGAGTATTCGCAACGCGAGAGTGTGGAGTCTCTCGTCTGCCATTCAGATGCTGACGAGAACAATTTTTGGATTCAGTTGCTCGACTACAAGATTGAGGACTCTGTGATAGAGAAGAAGCCCGACGGCACTCCTGAACCTTGTCTGGCATTCCGTTACCGCCATGCTGCCAGTGTGACGGTTCCAGAGAATCCCGAAGAAGACCCCACCATCGTGTGGGAGGAAGCAGAACACTTCACTTATTCTGGCTCCAAGGTGATGATAGACCAGGCACAGAACGAGTTCTCGCCTGATGACCTCCCTTCCCCCACAGTCATCAAGGAATTCTTCAACAAACAACGGAAGCGTTTCTATAAATTCACCTGAGGCCGATTGTCGGCTGAAGGTATAAAAACTCAATAGTAATATGAACAGAAAAATTTATCTTCAGCCGATGAAATTCATGCCTTACGATAATGGGCATGTCATCGCTTACCTCAACGAAGAGGTCATTGAGGGTTTCGTCCCGGATGATGGCGACCCTATTCCTCATCCCGTCACCGCATACGCCTATACAGGCCCAGAAGCGGATGGCGGAACCTTGCTTGATGTCTCTGGCACAGACAGGGATTCTCTCATCAATGCCATCATCCGCACTCACTATTCGCAGTCAGAAGAAGATGCCCTCAAAACACATCAGATCCTTTTGCTGCAGAATCCTGATCACCCTAAAAAAAGTGACTATCAGAGCGAGTGGTCGCAGTTCCTCGTTGAACGGCAATATGCCATTGATACGGTGGATGCATGGCTGCAATAATCAGATTGAAATAAAAAAGAGCGGTTGGTGAATTCCTGCCGCTCCTTTTTTGTCCTATATCTTATATTCTGTTATTTGTTACCTTTGCCTTGACAAAAAAGTAATCTGTATGAGAAAAATTACAAGGATTTTCGTGCATTGCACGGCAAGTTATCAGAGTACGACCACGGAGCAGTCGCTGCGGCGCGAGTTTAAGAGCAAGGGGTGGGGTGCTTGTGGCTACCACTATGTGGTGAAGCCTGATGGCGGCATCATCTTTCTGGAACCAGAAGAGCGTGTCGCCAATGGTGTGGCTGGATATAACCAACACAGCATTCATGTGGCTTGGATTGGTGGTATAGACAGAACGCACCCCAAGGGCATCGACAATCGGACGGAGGCACAGAAGGCAACGCTTTTCGACCTGCTGGTGAAACTGAAATTGAAGTACAGGGATGCAATCGTGATGGGGCATCGGGACATCTCGCCCGACCTGAACCATAACGGCATCATCGACCCTTGGGAGTACATCAAGATGTGCCCCTGCTTCGATGCGATGGTGGAGTATGCTGACATCAACAAACTCGGATGAGCATGGCACAGGATAGGGACGGATTGATGACGGTGGAGGAATTCAACCGAGCCGTGAACAAGTGGGCTTCTAAAATTTCTTTGCGCTCACGCCAGACACTACGAACTTCGACACATGGGAGTGGAACCTTGGCTAATTCGCTGATGAGGTATGTGGATTCATTGTCTGCAGACAAACCTGCATACAAAGTTGCTTTCCGATTTGACAAATACGGTATTTATCGTGCTTATGGCGCAGGTCGTGGTTATGTGGTGATGAATGGGCAGATAACGAGAGGACGGAGAACTATTGTTAGCAAGGAAGTTCGTGAACGCTTTTGGAATGTCACAAAGAGGAAAATGAGCACTCGCCGTGTGACGAAATCTGTTTTCTCTGGGAAGGAGGCCGCATCAGAACAAGGCATTATTCGCCGTTCGCCCTTGAATTGGATTGATTATCACATACAGGGTGATGTGGCGCATCTGGCAGATGTGGTGCAAGAGTATTATGGTGACATGGCTGTCAAACAGGTGTTGCAGGATTTGGATAAATTGAAGATTATTAAGAAAAAGTAATAATATGGGGAAAAACAAGGATGTCACTCGGGGAATAGTGATGTATCTCGATGGTAAGGCTGTTGAGAACAATGCTCGTGCCATACAGAATGCCATGAAGAACCTGAAAAAGCAGATTGATGGCATGACGGTTGGAAGTGAGGAGTATATCGAGGCAACTAAGAAATACCAGATTCTGAACGGTATCCTTCAGAAGCACAAGACTGAATTGAAGGGAATTGAAACGCAGACGAAAGCGAATGCTGCAGCCTCCCAGAACTGGCTGCAGAAGGGCATCGCCCTTTTCAATCAGTACAGTGTAGCCATCCTCGGATTTACGGCTGCTTTCACTGGAGTGGCGATGAAAATTGCTGACTTCCGAAAAAAGAACATGGAGAAGGAATCAAGCCAGGCTAACCTGAAGGCTCTGACGGGGCTTGATGACAGTGCCATCGCTTGGTTGACCCAACAGGCAGAAATCCTCTCTACCACGATGGAGAAGAGTGGGCTCCGTGTTCAGAAGTCTGCCAGGGAGATTCTGGAGGCTTACACCATGGTCGGCTCGAAGAAGCCTGAGTTGCTGCAGGACAAGGAGGCACTGAATGCAGTGACCATCGAGGCCATGCGACTGGCGGAGGCTGCTAATATTGACTTGAAAGATGCTGTGGCTGGTGTGACACTGGCAATGAACCAGTATGGTGCTGCTGCTGACGAGGCTTCCCGTTATGTGAACGTGCTGGCTGCGGGTTCGAAGATGGGTGCCGTGGGTGTGGCCACTCAGACCGAGTCTATCGTGAAATCTGGTGTAGCGGCCAAGGTCGCCAATGTCCCCATCGAGCAACTTGTGGGTGTGCTGGAGACCTTGGGTGAGCGTGGTATCGAAGGTGCTATTGCTGGCACTCAGTTGAAGACCTTCTTTCTGAAACTGGAGGCCGGATCCAAGGAAACCCGTCCTTCGGTTGTGGGGTTGCAGCAAGCCCTGGAAACGCTGGCTCAAAAGAACCTCGATGTGACTCAATTGACCAAAATGTTCGGGCTGGAGTCCATCACCACCGCTCAGGCTCTCATCAGTTCTGCCGATAAGGTGAAGTATTACACCGAGGCGGTGACTGGCACGAATGTGGCCGTGGAACAGGCTGCCATCAACTCTGGCACCATGGAGGCAAAGATGGCACAGTTGAAGAACCAAATCAATGAGACGGGCATGGCCTTGGCGAAAGATTTGGCTCCTGTCTTCAGCAAGTTCACTAATTGGGCTACGAAGTTCGTGATGGCGTTGCCTCCTTTGGTGAAGTTCCTGAAGGAATATGGTGGCCAGGTAATGATAGTGGCAACGGCGATAACAGTACTTTCGTTTAGAATTTCCATTCTGAATGGTTTACTTAAAGCTAAACTCTTGTGGCTTTCATTATCTGAAGCTGCACAAAAAGGGTGGGCGTTATCTCTAACTGCTTCTAAGATTGCCATCAACGGAAGTACTGTGGCATTGGGTCGATACAAGTTGGCGCTTCTTTCCTCCAATGTTGCCACACGTGCTGCAACAGCGGTTTCTGCATTGTTACGATCTGCGATGTTGCTTGTGACAGGTCAGTTTACAGCAGCTGCAGCATCCGCTCGTGCATTCGTGGTGGCGGTCAGTGCTATCAATCCATGGGTACTTGGGGTTGCTGTCCTTGGTGTTGCTGCAGTTAAACTGTATGAATACAGGAAGGAGTTGGGAAAAACTGCTGAGCGTGTTACGGCTCTTCAGGAAGTTGAAAAGAAAACTACTGAAGAGTTTGAGAAACAGCGCTCAAAGGTGGAAACTCTCTATTCGGTGTTGAAGGATAACAATGTGGCATTGGGAGAGAGAAAGAAAGCCCTGAATGAACTGCGTGAAATTACTCCTGATTATCTTGGTGATTTGACTGAGGAAGGAAGGCTTATCAATGACAACAAGGATGCAATTGATAAATATCTTCTATCACTGGAACATGAAATCAGATTGAAGGCTGCAAAAGAAGAGTTAGAAGACTCTTATAGAAAGAAGAGGGAAAAGCAGAAGGAACTGGATGAAGCAAAAGAACAAGCTGCTGAGGCGAAGAAAAAGTCCAAAGAGGAAGGGCGTAGCCGTCGTGGCGGAGCTTTGGGCGTTTCTGGCTCTTCCATCGTGGCTGATGTGAATCTTGCGAAAGCTGACTCTAAGGTGAATGATCTTAAAGAAGAGCTTGAGAATCTTGACAAGGATATTGAGGATTTGAATAAGGAAATAGCCGAGGAAAGCAAAAAGATTCCGTCATCAATAGTTGTTGGGGATGAGGATGAAGATGGCGGCGGTGGTGGCGGTGGCTCTTCGTCTACTAAGAAAACGGATGACCGCATCAAGAAAGAGATTGCTGCTGTAGAGTTGGAGGTGAAGAAGAAACAGAACATCCTCAGGCAATCTTATGTAGAGGGAAAGATTGACCGCCGGAAATTCAATGATGAGATGCAGAAGTTGGAGATGGAGCGTCTGCAGAATATGCTCAAGATTGCAGGACTGGAGCCGGAGAAGGTGGCTGAAATACAGGGCAAGATTCTCGAAATGCAGATGAAGACTAAAGAGGAACTGGATAAGATGTCCTTTGACAAGAGTGCTGATGAAGACTTGAAGCGATATCATGAGCAGACGCAGAAAATCGAGGATGAGCTCCTGGATCGTATTTCTGTCATTGACAGTTCTCTCCAGTTAGGTATTATCGCTCAGGAAGAGTACAATGCGAAGATTGTAGTGGTGTGGGAAAAATATGATGCTGATATGCAGTCTGCTCATAAAGCCTATGTGGCGAAGATACGTGAAAAGAAGGATGAGACAGAAGAAGAACTTTCCGGACTCGCCAAGACATTCAAGGAGGCTGGCCTTGACTTGAAAGACTTGGCTGAAGATATCGGCGAAAGCATAGGCACAGGCTTGGCTGGAGCATTGGAGGGAGAGATGGACACAGTGAAGAATGCCCTGAAGTCCATGCTCAATATCATCATCGATGCCATTGAAAAGATGGTAATTGTTGCAGAAGTAGAAAGCACGGTGTTGACGGCAACGGGCATCGGCACTCCTATAGGTCTTGCCAACCTTGCCAAACTGGTGGGCATTAAAATCGCTTTCGCCGCTCTTAAGCAGGCTGTCAACTCGTTCGATGTGGGAGGCTACACGGGCGTGGGACCTTGGGATGAGCCTGCTGGCATCGTCCATAAGGGGGAGTTCGTGGCCAACCGCCATGCGCTGGCCAACCCTGCCGTGAAAGCGGTGCTCGGCCTCGTGGACGAGGCACAGCGTCGGGGAACGGTGACAAACCTGACGGCAGAGGACATCAGGGCGGTGGCCACCCCATACCATTCGGGCGGTTATACTCAGAAACCGTCTGTCGCAGCGGTACCGACACGAGGTGACGGTGACGGAGAAATGAAGGCGCTGATGAAACAGTGCATCGAGACGATGGAGACGGCTAAGGAAGCCTATGAGAAACCGTCGGCTGCTTATTGCTGGCTGGAGGGGGATGGTGGCGTAAACGAGAAGCAGGAACTTTTGACGAAGATTAAAAAGAACGCAAGACGGAATGGTTAAATTGCAGATTGATGGCCATGAAGTGGCTATGGACAGCGGTTTCAATACTGATGTTGTCAGGGAAAACCCTCTTATCACCTCGACTGGCGACTACTCGTATGACATCGATGTGGATTTACGTGTGCCGCAGAACAGACAGTTGTACAAGGAGTTTCAGCGGCTCAACACGCTCAGTGCCTTCAGTGGAAGAAAGGCTGTGCTGCTTGACAACGAGAAGATTCTGGCAAGAGGGGTGGAGGCTGTGCTGTCCATCGAAAAGCACCAGGCTAAAATTCAGGTGCTCTCTAATAATTCAGAACTGAATTACATCTGTGACAACAAACAGTCTGTAAGAGACTTGGATTTTGGCACCGTGGAGACAGCCACTGCAGCACTGGCCGCAAAGGTGAGCAAGCATCTGTATGGGGATGTGGTTGATGATGTGGTTGTAAGAGAGGCTTATCCAGTTGTTTTTAGGGAGGATTTTGTCGGGTTTGGGCCTGAAGCGGCGGTGTTCAATGGATTGAAGAATGGCGAGAGTGCTACAGAAATAGCCTTTTCGGATGCTGAAGGCCTTCGCCCTATGCCTTACCTATTATATTATATAGATAGGCTTGTAGAGATATTGGGCTACTCCATGGGTGAGTGCCACATCGACAGGGATAAATACAAACGAATGCTGGTCATCCACGGCTATGATACCTTGGAGTATGCCAAGATGCTGCCGAACTGGACTGTCAGTGAGTTCATCAGCGAGGTGGAGAAGTTCTTCGGTGTGGTTTTCCTTGTCGATTCCACCACAAAGCGGCTTGACATCGTTTCAATCAATTCCTTCTATGAGACTGCTGGTTATGAGTACATCGAAAGGGATGATGTGATGGATGAGCATGAGGTCCATTTTGATATGGCGTCCGAGGATTTCCAAACTTCATACCAGAATGTGGGCTATAAGTAGCCCAGTGGTGAATACTGGAAGTTGGCTTCCCTCGACGAGGAAGTGAGGAAACGCTGCCGGCGAGAGGACAAGACTGTCAACTACAGTGAGGAATACGACCCGAAGGACATGGTTGTATATCATGATTGGCGGATGAACTGCGACTGGATCCATTATGAGGATGAGATAGGCAATGCCAATTCAAAATATGCCAGACTGGTGGATTTCTTTGCTCCTGTAGTGAAGGACGCTTCTGTGACCCAGACAACGCTGGGCATCACACCTGTCAAGATGCTGTGCTCTTATCGTGTGGGACAACACGGGGGCTATATGTTTGCCGCTCCCATACCTGAGTATTATGAGGACAAGGGGGCAACTCTCAGCGAGGCGGTCAGGGAAGGTACCGCAGAGAATGCCAGTGACAGGATGCAAGTGGCTTTCTATCTTGGTTTCTGCCATTTTCGAGAAATATCTGGAGCAAGGGATGTCTTTTCGTATGGAACGACCCAGTGCATGACGCATAAGTATCTTCAATTGTATAATGTAATGTGGGCATTCACCACACAAGATACAGAGGATATAGACCGAAACCTGACCCTTCAGTTGAATGGCGACAGTGGGCGCTGTGCCACGGAACTGAACGGCGGGGCTTTTATTGATGGCGAACGTCAGTTCAAAATCAAGTTCCTGACAGAACGATTCCTCGACCCACGGAGGAAGTTCGTCATTGCCAACCGTCTCTTCTACTGTCAGCAACTGCGGTACAGACTGGAGAAGGGTAAAATTTCCGAGGTAGTTGAAGGTGTTTTCTATCCTGCCAAAGCGGTGGCGGCTACCACTGGAGGCTCATCAACAGGAGGGAGTTCTGACGAAAATCCTGCAATCCGGATTGAACTTCCATCAGGCTCAGAAGTGGGAGCATCCGTCAATTTCTATGCTACAGATGAACCTTTTACGTCTGGCGGATACAATATGGGTGTCTTCTATTCGGATGACAATGGGCACAGCCCTAACCAACTGAGCCTTTCCAAATATGCCGACAAGGAAAGATGCCAGCATTTCTATGTGTATGGCTACCTCAGAGGAGATACTACAGGCTCCTCTCTGATAGTCTCTGATGCAAAGGTTACAAAGTATGTGAATGGCATTAAATCTTCGGTAAAGGAGAATGTGGAACAAGGGGGCGTTCCTGCGTCGATGCTCTGTGATTCACAGTCCTTGTCCCAGTTGTCGGTGGGCGACACTCTTACATATGTGATGGAAGCGGATCATGTTACGAGGGGACATGTGTATGGTATGATAGAGGTGAAGGTGATTTCTTGATTTTCTGCCCACCCCAAGCCCCAAGGCTCGTTGCCATGACCGACTTCCTTCTTACACTGGATGGGGCTTCGGGAACTCTTGCAGACATCCCGATGCGTGGCACCGCCCTTTTCGGAAGGGCTGCAGGAGTGACATCCATTGCACTATAAAGCGAGGGTATTTGGTAAAAGAGCCTCTTGGAGCATTTGCGTTCAGAAACCAAGCATGCTTCGATTCTGCGAGACACGCAGATGTTCCTGGTTCCTTCACCAAATACCCTCGCTTTATGACTCCATTTCTTTTCACTTCCTTCACCCATCCTCCCTGTGGAAGAAGGAAGCCGGCCACGTCAACAGACCTTGCCGAAGAACAGCAAGGCTGATGCGTGGATAAAGAATGATGATGAAAGATGTGATCATCTTGCCCACCCCAACCCCCAAAGGACGATTGCTGTAGCGACCCACTCTTCACCGGATGGGACTTCGGGAACTCTTGCAGACATCCCGATGGCTGGCACCGTCCCTTTTCGGAAGACTGATGGCGTGAATTTCATTGCACCATTTTGTGAGGGGCGCCTGGCAAAAGAGTCTTTTGGAGCATTTGCGTTCAGAAACCAAGCACACTTATGAAGCATGCTCCGATTCTGCGAGACACGCAGATGTTCCTGACTCCTTCACCAAGTGCCCCTCACAAAATGGCTCCATTCCCTTCACCTCCTTCAGTCATCCTCCCTGTGAGAATGGGGCACTGCCGCAATAGTCCTTTGCCGTACAGAGGAGACGCTTATGCTTCAGCAGTGTTTCATTTTACATTTTTTTGTGACCATTCAGGAGACGCAGCGACAGATGTCGCTGCAGTCTTTCAGAACAGATTTATTTCTCAGGTGCCTCTTTCTCTCCATTGGCATGTTGCCAATTTGATACGACCTGCATGATTGCCACAGATTTTCCAAGGCTTGATTTTAAGTGTTTATAATGTTAGGCAAGCATTCTCTTTTCTTCACGCAGGGCGAGTGTCGGCTTCCCCTCGCTTTCATGTGTTAAAATTTTGGCTGTTTCTTAACTCTGTGTTCGCGATGTGTTAGATTTTAGGGCTTTTCTTGACACGTCTGGATTTTCATGCTTTTGACGGGTTTCGATTCCTGTTTGAATGCCAAGCCGATTGTTAGAGTCCACTTCCGTTATTTTACCATGCAAAGTTAAGGCCTACTCTCTTCGCCAATGAACATGGGAAAATTTTTACATTTTTCTCCTAACCGCCAACAGAAAAAAGTAAAAATCAAGGCTGTGCTTTCTCATAACCCTTGGCCTCTCGCTCGTGACGGCTCACTTCTGTTAAGCATGTAAAATAACTAAAGTTTAACTCTAAAAATCAAGTCTTATGGCATTCGTTTCAACAGAAATCAACAACCTCGTGAAAATCATGGTTAACAATCCCGCCGCTGTCATCGCGACGCTCCTTTCCATCTACACCTCGGCAGAACTTCAGAGCCTTATCGCAACGGCCAAATTTGAACTCGCTAACACTATCATGAGCGAGGAAGATGCCGACAGGCTCTATGCCCTTCAACTGACTCTTGAGAATGCGCTTCGCGCCTAACATTATTAACACCTAAAAATCATGCCTTATGGAAAATTCAACTGCTAAAGCAATCATCGCTGAATTGGTCGTGTCTAAAAACGGCAACATGATCTGGAGAGTGAAAGTGGACGGCACCCGTTCTAAAAAGGAAATCGGTTACTGCAAGACCGCTCTGGCTGCCATCAGGTGCTGCTACATGCTCCAGAAAAGGACAGGTCACCCTTTACAGGAGAATGTGATGAAACATCTGCGTTCACTGCATAAGCGAGAAAAGAACTTGAAGGAGAGTGCTTCGGAATGAAGCACTCTCCTTTTTTATAGTTTCCCCTCGAAGTTCTTCAGTTCTGGATGCGCATGCAATTGGTCTTTGACCACGTATTTGTTCGTGACGGATATGTCGGAGTGGCGTGCCTGGTCTTTTGCCACTGTAAGACCCACGGTGCCGATGGCATCGGTGATGCCCGTGTCCTTCAGGCTGTAGAACTGGTAGTAGGGCGGGAAACCGAGGGCTTTGCGCATCACCCGCCAGCGGTAGGAGATGGCGCGCGCGTCGCGTTCCTCTGCGCCGGGCATGAAGTCTTTGGAGAAAAGGTAATAACTGGAGGGATAGGACAGCACACCCAGTTCTATCATCAGCCGGATGACTCGCGCGGGCAGGGTGGCCTTGCCGTCCTTGCGGTTCTTGCTGATGGTGTGGCTCACGAAGACCGTCTGCTCCTTCACCGATATGTCGCCCACCTTCAGGCACATGAGTTCGTTGGGGCAGATGAAGGTGTAGTAGAGCATCATGCAGACTAAGAGAAAGGGCTTGTCGTGCTCATTGAGGTGGTCGTGCATCCGCTTGAGGTCGGAGGCCGTGAGGGCTTTCCTGAACTTGTCGTTCTCCCTCAGGTTCTTGACGCCCTCCACGGGGTTCACCTTCAGGTAGCCGTTCTGTCTGAGAAAGGTGCAGAATACGGAAATCCACAGCCTGTAGTTGTTCCTGGTTCTCGGGCTGGTGTCTCGGTCGATGTACACCCATTCGAGGAAGGATTCAACAAACGGCGTGTCTAACTGATAGACGTACTGGATGGGGGAGACATCGAGGAACTGCCGGAACATGTCGAAGCGGCTGCCGTAGTCGGTGCAGGTCTTGACGGTGAAAACTCCATCCTTCTGCATCTTCTTCAGATAACGCCCATACTTCTCCATCACCTCCTCCATGGTGGTGAATCCCTTCACGGTGCTGTCCTGGATGAGAGGGTTCCATCCGCTGCGTAGTTTTCTTGACACTTCGTCCCTGAAGCGCAGGGCAGCATCGTCACGCTCACGCGCTCCATGGATGTGGTTGAACTTCTTGCGGATCCTCACCATCTTGGGATTGCCGTCGATGACCGACTGAGGATCGAGCACATAAAAATAAACGATTTTGTCTTTCGACTTCCTGTTATAAATTGGAAGCCTGTAACCTTCAAGTTCTGTGAGATTGATTTTTTTTCCTGATGTAAACATTTTTTTGACATTGTTTCGGCTTTCCTTCCGTAACGATGTCTCCGTTTCCATCATGCCGTGGCACGATTCTGACCCGATTGATTTTTAATGTTGATGGCAAAACCTTGATTTTTAAGGCTTTGCCATCTGCTTGGTTGCGGGGGCAGGACTCGAACATGCGACCTCCAGGTTATGAGCCTGGCGAGCTACCAACTGCTCCACCCCGC